AACGTCTTCACGATGGCCGTGGAGCACGCCGACGCGCCGATCTGCTGGATGTTCGAGATCAGCGACTGGCGCAACGACTCCAAGGAGATCGTGGAGTTCGTGCGCTGGCTCGCTGACAGCGGCGCCCGCATGGTGGGCTTCAACAGCATCGGGTTCGACTATCCGGTGCTGCACCAGTTGCTGATGATGGGCTCGTGCAGCGCGGGCATCCTGTACGCCAAGGCGCAGGCCATCATCGACTCGCAGACCGACGAGGGTGACGACCGCTGGCTGCACCAGGTACGCCCGAGCGACCGGGTGGTCGAGCAGATCGACCTGTTCCGCATCCACCACTTCGACAACAAGGCCCGCTCCACGTCACTCAAGGCGCTGGAGTTCAACATGCGCGCCGACAGCATCGAGGATCTGCCGTTCCCCGTTGGCACGGTGCTGACCCGGGAGCAGGTCGAGGTGCTCAAGCGGTACAACCGCCACGACGTCGCACAGACGAAGCGGTTCTATCACCACTCGCTCGACATGATCCGGTTCCGGGAGGAACTGACGGGGAAATACGGGCGCGACTTCCTGAACCACAACGACACGAAGATCGGCAAGGACTTCTTCGTGATGAAGCTGGAGGAGGCCGGGGTCCAGTGCTACGACTTCGGCCCCGATGGTCGCAAGCCTCGGCAGACCCCGCGCCCGAGCATCGCGCTGCGCGACGCCATCCTGCCGTGGATCACGTTCGAGCGGCCCGAGTTCCAGCGGGTGCTGGACTGGCTCAAGGCGCAGACGATCACCGAGACCAAGGGGGTCTTCACGGACCTGACGGCGACGGTGGACGGATTCACGTTCGTCTTTGGACTCGGGGGCATCCACGGCTCGCTGGAGAACGTGGTGGTCGAGTCCGACGACGAGCTCGTCATCATCGACCTCGACGTCACCAGCTACTACCCGAACCTCGCCATCACGAACGGGTTCGCCCCTGCGCACCTGGGGCGCGAGTTCGTGACCATCTACGGCAACCTGTTCGAGCAGCGCAAGCAGTACCCCAAGAAGTCAGCGGAGAGCGCCATGCTGAAGCTCGCGCTGAACGGGGTCTACGGCGACAGCAACAACCGCTTCAGCGTCTTCTACGATCCGCTGTTCACCATGAGCATCACGCTCAACGGGCAACTACTGCTGTGCCTGCTGGCCGAGAACATGCTGAAGGTGCCCGGACTGAGCATCGTGCAGGTCAACACCGATGGCGTCACGGTGCGCGTGCCGCGTAGCCAGATCGCAGCGGTGGACGAAGCGTGCGGTTGGTGGATGCGCCTGACCAAGCTCAACCTCGAACAAGTGCGCTACCGGCGCATGTTCTTGAGGGACGTCAACAACTACATCGGTGAGTACGAGGATGGGTCGGTCAAGCGCAAGGGCGCCTACGAGTGGAAGGTTGGCTGGCACCAGAACGCCGGTGGACTGGTGATCCCCAAGGTGGCCGAGAAAGTGCTGCTCGAAGGCGCACCGATCCGCGAGACCGTGGAGAACTGGCCCGACAAGATGGACTTCATGCTGCGCGTCAAGGTGCCTCGGTCGAGCAGCCTGCTGTGGGGCGAGGAGCGGGTGCAGAACACATGCCGCTACTACATCGCCCGGGGTGGCAGGCCGCTGGCGAAACTGATGCCGCCACTGGCGCGCAAGCCTGGCGAGTGGCGGCGCATCGGTGTCGAGTCTGGATGGAACGTCCAAGTGTGCAACCGCATTGAGGATGCCGTGCTGCCGGTGGACTTCGATTACTACGTCGAGGAAGTGGAGAAGCTGACACTGGGGCTTGCATGATCCACTATCACGGACTTCCTGTTTCCGGCGCTCAAACCGTGGCAACTGCAGCCATTGGTGGAGGACACGCCTTTGTCACTTTCGCCACACCGCAACCTCTTGGTCATGCAGTTGAGGTTTGCCAATCGTTTGCTATCGACAATGGCGCTTTCAGCGCATGGCAAAGCGGCAATCCTATTACCGATTGGGGTCCGTTCTACGAGTGGGCGCAGATGTGTCAGCGCATCCCGTCGTGTGACTTTGCGGTAATTCCAGATGTTATAGATGGCACCGAATTGGACAACGATTATCTACTTTGGGAATGCCCATTGCCAAAGTGGTTTGGTGCTCCTGTATGGCATATGCATGAGTCGCTGGATCGTCTTGAACGACTCATGAGTGACTATCCGCGAATTTGCCTTGGTAGTTCTGGTCAGTATGCTGTCGTGGGAAACGAATTGTGGTGGCAACGAATTGACGAGGCAATGAGGGTAATCTGTGATTCCGAAGGTCGTCCGATGTGCAAACTTCACGGTCTACGGATGCTAAATCCCAAAGTGTTTACGCGGCTTCCGTTTACCAGCGCCGATTCCACAAATATTGCTCGCAATGTGGGCATCGACAAGCATTGGGTGAAAGGCAACTATCTTCCGCCCACTAAGGAGGTGCGCGCTCAAGTGATGCGCGCACGCATTGAGGCGCACAACGCGCCAGCACGTTACTTGTTTAAGGAGAGCACATGACTCTGTACTTCGCAATCGTCATTTATGCCGCAGCCATGACGCTCGCTAATCTCAGTGTGGCCGCTTTCGGCCCGTGGGTGAGCCCGATCAATGCATTCATCCTGATCGGTCTCGACCTCGCCCTGCGCGATTGGCTCCATGTCCGTCTGAAGGCTTGGCAGATGCTGGCTCTCATCGGGGCGACGGGCCTGCTGACATACATCCTCAATCCGGCAGCTGGGCAGATCGCCATCGCAAGCGCGTGCGCGTTCTCCGCTGCGGCGCTGGTGGATTGGGGGACGTTTGCAAGGCTCAAGGGGTCTTGGATGTACCGGGCGAACGGATCGAACGTCGCGGGCGCTGCGGTGGATTCGCTGGTGTTCCCGACGCTGGCCTTTGGCGCACTGATGCCGCAGATCGTCGCCATGCAGTTTGTGGCGAAGGTCGCGGGTGGGGCAATTTGGGCTTGGGTGCTAAACCGAGTGTTGAATCGTGTCTGAGCCTCGCGTGAACTTCGCTGCCTGGAACCACGAGACGCTGGCTCGATTTGCCGAGGAGGCAACCGAGAAGATGGAGCGTCAACAGGCCGAGATTGAACAACTGCGCGCTGACCTGCGGGTGGCGCTGGATGCCTACAGGAGAGTCATCAGTGAGAAGCCCTGACCTGTACCTGGGAGACTGTCTGTTCTGGCTGGCCATGATGCCCGACAACAGCGTCGATGCGGTCGTTACCGATCCGCCTTACGGCCTGTCGTTCATGGGCAAGAAGTGGGACTACGACGTGCCGAGCGAAGCGATCTGGCGCGAGTGCCTGCGCGTGCTGAAGCCGGGTGGTCATCTGCTGGCGTTCGCCGGCACGCGGACGCAGCACCGTATGGCGGTGCGCATCGAGGATGCCGGGTTTGAGATTCGGGACATGATCGCCTGGGTGTATGGGTCGGGGTTTCCGAAGTCGCTGGATGTGAGCAAGGCGATTGACAAGGCGGCGGGGGTGGATGGCGAGTACGGCGCACCAAAGTCCGCTGCTCATGCCGGCTGGATCGATCGCGGACGTATGCGCGGCGAAGAAGGCCACGAGGGCTATCAACGCCCTTGGATGGCAAACGCCGATGCGGTGGACAAGAACGCCCGCCAGTACATCGGCGGGACAGAAGCCGCCCGCCAGTGGCAAGGCTGGGGCACCGCGCTCAAGCCCGCGCTGGAGCCGATCACCGTGGCCCGCAAGCCGCTGATCGGCACCGTGGCCGAGAACGTGCTGGCGCACGGCACGGGGGCGCTGAACATTGATGGGTGCAGGGTGGGCACCGACGGCGGCACGGCGAAAGGGAGCAAGCCGCAGGGTGCCGGAAACGGCATCTATGGTGATGGGCTGCACGGCGCATGCGAGATAAAGCAACTGGACGCCGGCCGCTGGCCCGCCAACCTGATCCACGACGGCAGCGACGATGTGGTGGGGCTGTTTCCGGAAACTGGAGTAAGCAAAGGAACGGCCCAATTCAAAACCCACACCACTTACCAGTGGAGCAAAAGCCACGCAGATGCGACAACAGAACCTCAGCACGGCACTGAGATTGGCTACGGCGACACCGGCAGCGCCGCTCGCTTCTTCTACTGCGCGAAGGCCAGCAAGCGGGATCGTGGCGATGAGAACAAGCATCCAACGGTCAAACCCACTGACCTGATGCGCTACTTGTGCCGTCTCGTAACGCCACCCGGGGGCACCGTGCTCGACCCGTTCATGGGCAGCGGCAGCACCGGCAAAGCGGCAGCACTCGAAGGCTTCCACTTCATCGGCATGGAGCGCGACGCCGACTACTTCACCATCGCCCAAGCGAGGATTGACCATGCTCGAAAAGCAGATTGAGACCAAGGTGTGCGACTACGCCAAGCAGCGCGGCCTGCTGGTCTACAAGTTCACGTCGCCGGCACGCGCCGCGGTGCCCGACCGCCTGTTCATCCTGCCCAACGGGCGCATGTTCTTCTGCGAGTTCAAGCGCGAGGGGCAGAAGCCCACGATCCCGCAGGAGCGTGAACACAACCGGCTGCGGGGGCACAAGGTCAACGTGTTCGTCGTTGACAACGTGGCGTCTGGGGTGGCGATGATCGACGAGATGGTGGGGCTGTGCTGACACCCAACCTGCTCCACGACTACCAGAAGAAGGCGGTCAACTTCCAATGCACTCACGCGCAGTCGATGATGTGGCTGGACATGGGGCTCGGGAAGACCGTCATCACGCTGACCAGCCTTGCGCACCTGTTGTCCACCGGCTACCTGCGCGGAGTGATCATCGTCGCTCCGATCCGCGTCATCCGACTCGTGTGGCGCCAAGAGTCTGCGAAGTGGGAGCACACGAAGCACCTGCGCTTCAGCATGGTCACGGGCACCAAGGACCAGCGCACCCGGGCGCTGATGCGTCCTGCTGATATCTACCTCATCAACTACGAGAACCTGAAATGGCTCGCTGAGACCCTGCAGACGTACTACATCGCCAAGGACAAATCGCTGCCGTTCAACGGGATGGTGTGGGACGAGATTAGCAAGATGAAGAACAGCGCCACGGATCGGGTGCATTCGTGGTTTGACGGAACACGAAAAAATAACTTACTTGATCACTTCATCTGGCGTACTGGTCTAACTGGCACCCCCGCATCCAATGGCTACAAGGATTTACACGGCCAATTTCTTGTGGTGGATTCGGGTGCGCGATTGGGAACCAGTAAAACAAAGTTCATGACTCAATGGTATAAAAAAGCTGCGGACGAGAGTCGAAAAGTTATTGCATACAGGGACACCCAAGAAGGAATCAAGAACCTCATCGGCGACATCGCGCTGGAGATGTCAGCCGAGGACTACAACCCGCTGCCCGACCTCATCGTCAACAACATCGAGGTCGAGATGGACGGCGAGGTCCGGGCCAAATACGAGCAGCTGGAGAAGGAGTTCTTCCTGCAGCTTGACAGCGGCACCACGGTCGAGGTGTTCAACCAAGGCTCGCTGACCAACAAGGCGTTGCAGTTCAGCAACGGCGCCGTGTACCCGGTGGCCGGCATGCCTCTGTGGGAGCCGATCCACGACCTCAAGCTCGACGCGCTGGAGGAGATCATCGACGAGGCTCAGGGTTCTCCCGTCTTGTGCGCCTATGCCTATCGGAGCGATGCTGAGAGGATCATGGCGCGGTTCAAGGACCTGCGTCCGATCAACCTGACCGAGTGCAAGACCGAGGGGTCACTCACGGCTGCGATGGACAGATGGATGAAAGGAGATTGTCAACTCATGATTGGCCATCCCGCCAGCATGGGACATGGCATCGACGGCCTGCAAAAGCGTGGGCGCACGGTGGTTTGGTTTGGGCTGAACTGGTCACTCGACTTGTACGAGCAGATGAACGCCCGGGTGCGCCGTCAGGGTCAAGGTGCCCCGGTGATCTGCCACCGGATCATGTGCCGCGACACTCTGGACCAGGCACAGGCCATCGCACTCGACGAGAAGGCGACGACGCAGAACGCGCTGCGTAGCGCCGTGAAGAAGTACCGACAACAGAAGGGGGTTTGATGGGATCACTGCGAAGACACCTCGCCAGCGTGTCATGCCATGCGGAGGCAATCTCGGTCCTCATCGCTGGACCGACAACGGTGCGCGGCTTGTGCGAGGAGTCCGGGCTGGCGTACAACGCCTGCCGGAAGTTCGTTGCGACGCTGTACCGGCGCAAGCTCGTGCGTATCGCAGCCTGGGAACAGGACAGTATCGGCCGCTGGACGATCGCAGCCTACGCCTGGGGTGAGGGCAAGGACACCAAGCGTCCGCCAGGACTGACGCCCACGCAGCGCAGCCAGCGGATGCGGGATCGAATGAAGGCGATGCAGCACGCAATCGCCATTGCAGGAGGTAGGAATGAAGTGCCCAGAGTGCGGAACGTGGACGCAAGTCCTCGAAACAAGGCA